GGCTAGTCATGCACGGCGCTCCCGTCGCTGGTGGTGTTGGTCCACAGGTCGGACCGCTCGAACAGCCGGGCGAGATTCTCGGAGTAGGCGCGGGCGGCCTGCTCGGCCAGACCGCGCGCCGCGGGGAACAGGTAGCGGCCTGTCGGTATGAACGGGCGTTCGGAGCCGTCCGGTCTGGTCCCGCCGAACTCCACCCAGCCGGCGTACGGGACCGAGGCCCGGCCCATGCGCACCGCCGCTCCCGTCCGGGTGCCCGATGTGCGCACGTCGCCGGCCAGGGTTCCGCTGACGTGCGGCAAAGCCTGGCGGGTGGCGGCCGCGACCGGCTCGGCGGCGTCCCGGCCCGCCTGTTTCATCGCCTGGTAGAGGGGCCCGGTGACGTCGTCGGCGAGCCGGCCGAGATCCTTGCGGAGGGCTTTGGCGCCGACGATGCCGACAACCGGGGCGGCCATCAGGCGATACCGGCCACCCAGGCCGAACCGGACCAGTGGGCGGCCAGCAGGTCGGCAGTGACCACGTACTGGCCGGTCGTCCACGCCGTCGCCGGGCTGGCGGTGATCCCGGTCAGGGCGGCCAGGTTGGCGGGCGTGGTCGCACCCGACGGCGTGAAATAGCCGGGGGCGCCGGCGGTGGCGCCAGTAGCGGACACACCGGCCGTCAAACGGGTCGGCGGGGCGGTCATGATCCAGTCGATGTCCACCTCGGAGGCGCCCCCGGCGGCCCCACCGAAAATGGTGTACGGCTGGGGGATCATCAGCCCACTGAACTGCGGGTTGGTGGCCGACACCGGCCGCGACGCGAACGGCCGCACCTTGAACGCTACCGCCGCCCCCGAAGAGGCGTAGCTGGCCAGCGCCGCCGACAGGGTGGCGTCGGTGGCGCCCGGGTCGAACGCCTGCACAAACTTGGCCTTGAAATGCCATTTCACCGGGCCGGGATAGTCCTGAATCCCGCAGAACGTCGTAACCTCTATCGGTTTGTTTTCGGGTTCCAGCGAGACTTCTTCAGCGAGGCACTTGAGATTCGCGCCGCCGACCTCCACATAAGTGTCGGTCATCATCACCGGGGTGGCGGTCGGGGCCGCCGGGTCGGCCAGAGGATTGACCTCGGGGGCGTCGAGAGTGTCCACATCAGACAAGAGAAGTTCCTCCTTACATTCGGATTTCCAGGGCCAGCTCGGCGACCAGCAGGCTGGCGCCGGCCGAGGTCATGATCCGCCAGTTCCGCCATTCGACCGGTTTGGCGTACTGGACGGCGCCACCCAGGCTGGGGTCGGCCTCGATAGCGACGGTGGCCGCCTCGAGGAGGTCGTCGAGGCCGTCGCCGTCCTCAACGCCGACCGCCCCCAACACCGCCACACTGGCCTGGTCGATAGCAAAGGTGGGGGTGTGTTTGACCACCGTGGTTGGATAGGACACCACCAGCGTCGGGGCGTTCAACGTCGACGGCGGCTTGTCGTGCACGGTGACCAGGTCGGCGGTGGCCGCCTCGAGCACATCGACCAGGGCGGCGGCCGCCGCCGGGCGGTCCCAGCTCACCCGAACACCAGACGCGAGCACGCCGAATACAACGCTTCGACATCCGCGTCGTAACGGCCCACCCGGATGGCGCCCATATCCCCGAAGCCGATGGTGCCGTCGATACTGTCCCGGCGCCGGTACAGGCGCGCCGCGTGGATCAGGCAGGCTTCGTGGGCTGCGTCGGGCAGGGTGACGGTGTCGGGCGGGTACACCGGGAAATACGTTTTGGTGCCGTCGTCGGCGACGGTGATCAGAAACCCGAGCCGGCGCGTCCCGTAATCGACCGCCGCGGCCAGAGCGGTCCCGATGATGGCGTCCTCGTTCGGGTCGGGCTGCAACCGCAACAGCTTGCGGACCTCGGCGAGGTTGGGCCAAGAGCTCATGTGTAGGTGAAGATCAGGGCGCTTGATCTGCCAGCGTCGTTGCCGACGGTTATCTGCACCAGGTCGCCATAGTTAGCGAGATCGGGGCGCGCCGTGTACTGCAGATGGGTGCTGTCGAGAAAGAACGTTGAGCGGGGCGTGCCGTCGGCATAGACGCTGCACGAGGCGTCGAAGCCTGAGCCGACCACATCGATGGTGGCCGGCGTGCTCCCAGCCGCCAGCGTGTTCGGCGTGATCGACTCCAGCACCGGAGGACCGCCCGGCGGTGGCGCCGATGCCACCCGCCGGCACAAGATCACCGCTTTGTTCCCCTGGCGGGGCAATGCGCTGAGCGGCTCCCACCCGGACGGTATGGTCTGCGGGTTGTCGTACGGGATTGGCAGCTCTATGGGATGGCCCATGATCTCGTAATCAGACATAGGTGTAGCCGTTGGTCACGGTGACGTTGCCGCGCGGGTTCGCCACCACGACGTTGACCGGCCCGGCGCTCTTCGCCGGCGAGATACAGGTCACCGTCGAGTCGCTGTTGACCAGAAAGCCGGTCGCGGCCGTGCCGCCGAAGGTGACGCCGGTCGAGCCGATCAGCCCGGAGCCGGTGATGGTCACGCCGGTCGACCCGGCCGCCGTTCCCGTGGTGGGGGTGATGCTGTCCACCTCGGGGACCGCGGTCAGGCTGGCCCACTGGTCTTTGCGGACCATCACGGTGTTGGCCGACGGATGCCACGGCCACGACCCTGGTTTGGCCAGGGCGGCGGCGAGCTCGGATCCGGGGGCGCTGGTGGTCGCCACCCCCCACGATCCGGCGGGTTTGATGGACCAGGCCACCCGACCCTACTTTTTGGCGGTCTTCGGCTCGGGGTCGTCGCCGGCGGGGGCGCCTTCGGCTTCGACGATGGTGGGCATGCCCGCGGGGGCGGTCAACGGCACGATCCCGGTAGCGGACAGGGTGCCGAAGGCGACATAGCCGCCGTAGGCGACCTGCACACCGAGGATGCTGGGCTCGATGACCGACAGCAGCCCGATGACCTCCTCGTACACCTCGTAGAGCGACGAATTGCCGACCAGGCAGGTTCCGGCCACGAAGGTGGGCACGACGATGCGGGGCACGCCGAGCAGGTCGCCCATGAAGGAGGCCAGCGAGCTGGTGCCGGGCGCGCCCATCTCTGTGGCCCGATCCTGGGGTAGCACCACCCGGGCCACGTCGACGAGGCTGCCGAGGGCGGCCCACACGTCGAGGGAACACCAGATCCGGTCCGGCATCATGAACGACTGCTGGTAGGCGTGCATGGCCGCCGTGTACAGGGCCAGCGTCCAGCCTTTCAGGTCGTTCGTGGCCACCGTCACCGCCGTCGCCGTGGAGGCCGCCTTGAAGGCGGCCGCCACCGCCGTCTCGGTCTGCACGGCGTACACATCGGCCAGATCCTTGATCAGGATGTCCCAGGCGGACGGGCTGGTCCAGTCGATGTCCTGGCGGCTGATATCGACGGTGCCGCCATAGGTCGCCTTCGAGAATGACACCGGGGTGATGGTCATCTTCTGCGACGGCAGCTGCGTTTTCTCGCCCGACTGGGTGCCCACGCTGACATGCTGGGTGATTTTCGGCCGGGAGAACGTCGACCCGGGGATGCCGGCCATCGGCTTGGCGCCGCCCAGCGACGAGATCAGCGGCCGATTGTTATCGATCAGATCCACCACCGGGCCCACGATCGGGGTGGGCAGAATGCCGGTGGTGTCGGTGGTCTTCTGGTCGGCGACCACCCGGGCCTGGACCGCCGCGATGCGCTGCGCCGCGGCCGGGTCGGGGGCGGTCCGGTCGATGATGCCCCGCGCCCGGATCAAATCGACCACATATTCGCCGGCGCTGCGATATTCGGGGGTGCGGTCGCCGCCATCGGCACGGCGGGGCTGGGCGGGCAGCCGATCGGAGCCGTTCGGGCGGGCCAGCATGGCGGCCGCGTCGGCGTGGGTGGCGCGCAGCTCCTCGAGGGCCTTCAACGGTTCGATCTGGGCGTCGAGCTCCACGATCCGAGCCCGGGCCTTCTCCAAAAGTGACCGTTCGGCGTCGACCAGGTCACGGTCGCCGACCTCGGACAGGATGGCGTCCATCGTCGCCATCTGCTCGCCCCGCTGGGACAGCATCGATGCAAGTACAGGATTCACGGTTAAACCTCCGCGTCAGAGACACACACTTCGGGCAGCGCGAGTGCTGGCGCCGGCGTGCACCTGCCGTGGCCTCCGGGTGGGCTTACGCCCGGGCCGGAAGCCGGGGGCTGGCGCGGGGTCGACCGCGGGTCTTGCTTAAACCCCGGACCTTAGCCGATCGCGTATAGCCAGCCAGCGATCCTTCTCGGTTTCGCCGCGCGCCGCCCGGCGGGCCTCCCGGCTGTAGCGGGCCTGGTGGCGGACCAGGGTGATCTGAGCGTCCTGAAACGCCGGGGTCGGCGTGATCGACACCTCGACCAGCCGGGATTCGATCCGCGACACCCGATCCATGTGGTCCTCGTCGGCGTCCGGGTCCCAGTCGTCGACCAGCTCCCATTTCGACCGGATGGGCTGGAACCCGACCGACAAGCCGGTCAGATGCCCGTCGGCGGCCATCTGCGCCGCCCGCTGGGCGGGCTCGCCACCATCGAGCCTCCACACCCCCCACATGCCATCGCTGTCATGCGTCCACGATTCGGCGTGACCGACCGGCCACGACCGGTTGTCGTGAAAGAGCAGCAGCGGCGCGTTCTTGCCGCCCAGCCCCTTCGTGGACCGCTCGAAACTCCCAGCCACGTGCTGTTCCAAAAACCAGCCGACGTTCTCCCAGGTGTCGTAGGGGACGGCCCGGCCCTCCAGATGCCGGTACGGGCGGCCCGACGGCTGGGCGTCCCGCAGCTCCAGGCGGACGGTTTCCACCCGGGTCTGTTCGGCGTTGCCGTCCGGGCCCGGTTTCGAGGCGGTGGCTTCCAGAACGTGCATTCGGGGCATCCCTTCAGTCGTTGGCGCCGGCGGCCTCATCAGGCGACGGCAACACCGCCGGCGGCGGGGCCGGCGCAGGCGTTACCAGGCCGGCGGTCCGGTCGATGGCCGCCAGCGGCAGGCCGTTCAGCATGTCCCAGGCCGCCTCCGGGCCGATAATCCCCGCCGTCACCAAAGTGGACAGGGCGGTGGCGGTGGTCGGCAGATCCTCGGCCAAAAGTTTGTTCCGGTCGAAGCGGACCATCTGGCCGCGGGGCAGCCACGCCTGCGACCACACCTGCTCGAAATCGGCGATCACCGGCTCGATCGACGTGCGCAGAATCTGCTGGTATTGCGGCGCCGCCGTCTTGTAGGTCATGCCCTGCACCGCCGCCCCCAGCCAGTACGAGTCCAGGTTGAAAATGTTGGCGATGTCGGTCAGCGTCATCTTGCGGGCCTCGATCAGCTGCGTGTCGGACGGCGACCACGCCAGAGGAATCACCTCGGTGCCGTTCGGGAGGATGGCCGGCATGCGCACCGGGCCGCCGAACTTGTCCATCCAGGCGTCCTTGGCCTGGTCGGCCACATCCTGGGTCAGCGTCGCCTGCGGGGTGATGATCGCCACACTCGGCACCGCCGCCCCCGACAGTGTGGACCGCTCGTACTCCTCCTCCTGGGCGGCCCGGTCCAGCGTCGACAGGTGCTCCTCGACCACCCCCACCCCCCGCACCGGATACCAGCGGTCCACCCCCCGGGCTACATGGATGACGTTGGCCGGGTCCAGCGCCTCGCCCATGAAGTAGTAGGCCACCGACTGCAGATCGCCGGGTATCCACATGATGTACACCCACGAGATCGGCAGGTACTGCACGGCCAGCGGCCAGCCGTCCACCCCGCGGGCGGTCACATAGCTGACGGCGTTACCCGACATCAGGTAGTCCTCGACGTGGCAGGCCACGAACCGCGACCGGGGCCACACCGGGTTCGGGTCGGGCGACTCCAGCAAAGCGGGGCGGGGCAGCGGCATCCCGGCCCGGTAGGCGTCGAGCGGCATCTGCTTCACCATCCCGCCGTACAGCTGCAGGGCCCGGGCGACAGCCGGGATGCGGCGGGCCGTGAAAATGTCCCACACGTACGGGCCGGGCAGCCCGAAACTGGCGCTCCCGGGCGGCAGGATGATCCCGTCCCGGCCCAGCCCGGCTAGGGACCCGGCCAGCCTCGGCGGCGCGATCAAGGACACCGCGACCGCACAATAGTGCAATTGGGCACAAGTTTTACGGATAACTAGGTGGGAGCGAACTAGAAGACCCGGAAGTCGCCCAACACGGCCGGGGCGTGATCCGACCCCCACACCGCCACCGTCGCCGCCGTCAACGCCGCCAAACTGCCCGCCGACTGCCGCCTGCCCCACGCCCAGGCGTCCCCCAACGCCCGCCGCGCCGCGTCGTTGGCGGCCGCGTCGAGCGCCGGGTGCGGCCGGTAGCGGACCAGCGGCGGGTCGGCCACCAGGCCCTCGAGCAGCCCGGCGCACGCCGCGGCGTACTCGCGGGCTTTCAACCCGACCAGCTCCGCGCCGGCGCGCTCGAGGACATCAGCGACGTCGAGGGCCGGGCCCGCCGCGTCGTAGCCAACAGACCTCGGCTGCCACCGGTTGATCAACTCGCGCATTCGTTCCGGCAGCCAGCCCACCCCGGGCCGCTGGTCGGCGACCTCCACATGCGCTACGCCGGCCTCGTCACGCCAGCCGGCCACGATCGCCGCGTCGCTACGGTCCACGGCCACGTCAAACGCCAACGACAGGCCCCCAGGATCGGGCAGGACCGCCTCGGGGTCGGCGGCAGCCCTCCATGCGCCCAGCGGGATCACCCGGGCCGTGGTGGACACCCAGCGGTTCCCGTAAGCCCGGGCGAACTCGTCAGGGCCGAGCTGGTCGAGCGCCGCCTGCATGGCCTCCGGGCCGATAGTCCGCCCGTAGGCGGGATGGTACAGGGGCCATGAGACCGGATCGCACGGGTCGAGATCGTCGGGACAGGACCACTCGAAGTAGGCCACCCCGCTCGACCGGCCGGCGTTGACCGCGGCCCGCCCTGCCTCCACCGTGCCCAGCCACCACGTCGACTTGGCTGTCCCCGCCGTCGACACCTTCCACGTTTGCGCGTTCGGGCGGGTGGCCTGGGTGGGCACGATGGCCTGGTCGATGGCCTGGCCCTGGATCAGGTCGAACGCCCAGCATTCGTCGACCACCACCAGATCCGACACCTTCGAATGCAGCCCCGTTTCGTTCGGCGGAAACGGCCGGATCAGTCCCGCCGACCGCTGCCAGCGGACATTCTCGCTGCCCGCCATCCGCCGCAACTTCACCTCTGACCCCAACGGCGACAACAGCGGCCAAAATTCGTTCGTCAGCCAGTCGACGGCGTCCTTCGCCGATTGCATCGTGAACCAGATCCGCCCCCGCGGGATGATAAGCGCCCGGTGCGACATCACCCCGCCGTCGAGCGTGGTCTTGCCGGACTGGCGGGGCACCGTGACCACCACCAGCTTATAGACGAACTGGCCGTCATCGTCGACCTCGAGCCCCACGTCAGCCGCGTACGCTTGCCACGGCATCAGCGGCCGGCCCAGCGCGGCGTTCAGTTTGGCGACAGCACCGCCGAAGGTGCGCCGCTCAACCCGGCGGGGTGTCGCCAGCGCCGGCGCCGGCCCGCGCCATGTCGGCCAGGAGCTGGTCGAAGATATCCGAGGGCCTGGTCTCCGCGGCGGTGAGCCCGTTGGCCTCGAGGGCGTCGAAGTAGGCACGGCCCGCGGTGGCGATCAGGTCCGGGTCGCGGGCCGTCTCGGCCATGTCCAGCCCGTGGGCCAGCACCCGCAGCGCCGCCCGAGCGGCCGCCGGCACGTGGCGGGCGTCGGCCAGATTCCGATCCAATCCGGCCTCGGCCCGACCCCTTCGGCGGCTGTCACCCACTATCCCGCCGCATCAAGCCCAGCCCGGCGTGATCGAAAGAAAATTTCGGCTGTGTGCGGGATGCGCGGCCGGCGCCCACCAAAAAATCGACCCCCCCACCATCAGAAACGCGTCACATAGTCGGCCATCGTGTCGCGATAACGGAACGCGCGACGCGCGTTCGTCCGCTCGGCGCCACCCCGGCTGTTGCAGGCACGGCACGCGGCCCTCAGGTTGGTGGTATCCCACACGCTGCCGCCGTCGGCCCGGGCCACGATGTGATCCACCTCGGTGGCCGCCTTGGTGCAGTGCGGTCCACGCATCTGGCACAGCCACCGGTCCCGGTCGAGCACGGCCAGGCGCAGCGCCCGGTAGGCGCTGCTCGTCAACCTGGCGTCCCTGGTAGTCACGGGAACACCAGCGCCAGCAGACCCACACCGCTAGCAATGACACCGCCGGCCACCAGATCGATCTCGTTGCTGGGATGCCAGCCGACCACCATGATCCCGAGGACCAGGCAGGCGATACCGGCCGCCACGACCAGCCACGTCTTCAGGGTCGGCGTCATTGCTTGGCAGTCTCGCGCTGGCCGGTCAGCTGGTCGCGCATCTTGGCCAGCCAGTAGTCGGCGATCTCCCGCTCTGACCGTGGCGCCCACGCCGGGGTTTGGGGTTCGTGGTCTTTGGGGTCGGCCGATCGGTTGGCCTTCGGGTCGGTCACCGCAGCGGGCTGCGGTCGTCGGTGGCGGCAGCGGCGGTACATAGGCCTGGTGGTCTGTTGCTACCCATCATTCTGGTTGTTGTCGCGGGCGTGGCGGGCGGCGGTCCAGTCGACGATGACCCCGGATCCGGACAGGTGGAGAGGGGGTG